AACTTGTCTCCCATTTCTCCCATTAATTTAACGTGGGTCATAAATAAATTCTCCTTTCTCTGGGTACGATACAATTAAGTATGGTACACCAAGACTTTTACATACATTCTTGTCATGCTCACTTGGATAACAATCTGAATCGTAGTGACTATGCACTACATATTTTATTTTCGAAATAATCGAGTATCGAACCCATTGTTTTGGGTCAATTGCAAAGTGCTCTTTCTCAGAACTTTGATTTTCCAGAGGAATATATTTCAATTCATCTTCGATTTCAATAACAAGTCCACAAGCTTCTTTTGGACTTTCTTCTTCTACTTGCTTATATATTTGAGGTAGAAGTCTACTTAAATTTTCTTGCACCAGGAAATCCTCCAAAAGGTAAAGATTTTTGACTATTCTTTGTTGTACTTCCTGTTGAAGCAGAAGCTGTACTTAATGGATTATATCCAAATCTACACGCACATGAGGTTAGTCTTTTACCGCATGAATCTCCTCTTTCCCAATAACTATTGAATCCAGGGGCAGTATTCGCTCCTGTTGTTTGTGTACGAGTTGCTTTCCATAAGTGTGTTTTTCCACTACTTGTATATGCAACATAGTCATTGTGTCTATCTTCTGTATAGGCATAATAATTTGCACTTGCACTATATGTACCATGTACTCTTATTCTTTCAAAATTACCGTTTGTATCTGACGGAGTTCCAGGACTACTTGTTGCTGTTGTAGCTTGCCAATAGTTATTAATTGTTCCTCCATTTGCACTTGCGTCTATAGTACCATTTGGCTTTAACCTTTGTATACCCGTAGTCGCTAATGTAGTTGTAGTTTTATAATAAGTATCTTTTGTAACTGCTCCACTACTGTAAGTTGTAAAACTAGTGGTTGAAGGAATTACATATTCATCATCTTGTGTTACATAAACAGTATGAGTGACATCTGTTCCGCTTCCATTTGTCATTATAAGTTTTGATTCTTCTGACCAAGTACATCCACCATTATCTGTATTATTATTTATTTTATTTGGAGAAGCTCCTTGATAGACCCATGAGCATGCATTGTTTCCTATAACACGATAAGGAAGTACTAGTCCTTCTACATCAAAAGGAGTTGTAAGTTCAAAAGAGATTTCTATTGCACTTTCTTGCTCTATTCTATCAATTATAAATATTTGTCGTGGAAATTCTACTGGAGTATTGCCTGAACCTGTGTCAGCTGAGCCACTTTTTAAATATTTTTTTAAAGTTTTTCTTCTATATAGTTTCTTTCCTATAAGATCATCAGGACTTAAACTTCCGAGTGCATCACCAAAAGTGCTTAATATATTTGCAAAAGTAATTACAGGTCTTGCCGCTGCTCCTTTGCTTTTTACTTCAAATCCTTCAGCTTCTACAGGGATTGCATCATAAGTATTTAATTGACTATTTGTGTCATAATCATACATCTGTATATTAGTTAAATCTGTATCTTCTCCTCGAGTAAAATAGGCACGACTAGAACCATCTGCATCAAGAGCAAGTTCATATAAAGTGATTAAACCAGATTCTTCTTCAAGAGACTGTAGCTCTTTGATTGCAATTTTTTCCGTCATGCTTCGTAAACTCTCCTAAATTTTGCTTGTAAGCTGTAAAAATTATCGTATGCCCAAGTTTGACTCCAACTATCACATACACATTTGATTGTTTCTGTGCTTGAGCCAGCATTACTATCTTCTATATCAAATCGAAATTTAGTAACTCCTGCAAGACTTTCAAAAAATGCTACCAAATCATCTATTTCTGCTTTTGGTCTGTTTGAAAAACTAACATTTAGTTCTTGCTGTAAACTATTTATGCCATCTGCGATTCTTTGTTCATATCCATCTCCAAAGGATATAGTATGTGTTTTGGGAGTATTTGATCGAGTAAATCCTTTGTCAGGCTGTACTGCTGCGCTGAAGCCTGTGATATTTGATCCGTTGTTTTGCATTATTCCAAAAGCCATTTATTAACCTCCACCTAATACGCCGCCAGGACGTTTTTCTCTCTGTAGTGTTTCCATAACTGCTGCTTGTATAGCCATTCCAAGTGCTTTTCCTTGTTCACCATCTCCTGTTGAAGAAGTACTACCGCTTGCATCTACATTAATTGTAACATTATTTGTGCCACCATTACCCCCTAAATCTACTGGTATTTTTCTTCCATCTGGTAAAGGTACGACTGCTTCTGGTCCTGCTTCTCCTACTAAATATGTAGGCTCTGTTGCGATTCCTCCAGACGCATATCCTTTTATGCCTCCTTTTGCCATTGGAATAACTCCACCGTCTGCCATTGGTATACCAAAAGCACTGCTAAGTATTTTCATAGTCATCATTTTTGCAAGTACTTGTGCTAAAGATGTAAGTATTGATTTTGCCATTCCTTTAAATGCATCTTTCATTGACATTGTTCCTTCAATAACGCCTTGAATACCTTTTTGCATACTATCTCCAAACGCTTTTGAAGCCTCAACTCCAAGTTGTTTTGTGAGATTAATATTATCTGCAAGATTTTGTTTTTGTTGAGTAAGTAGAGCTTCTTGTGCTACTAAATCGTCTATTGATCTTTGTGCTGCTACTTTATCTTCTGCATCATCTAATAATGCTCTTCTTTCTGCGATTTGTACTCGTATTGACTCAATTTGTGATTGTTTTGTAGCAATATCTAATAAAACTTTTTGACGTTGTCCTAAGATTGTTGCGGCATGAATTCTATTTTGTAATGCTGCTTGCTGAAGTTTTATTTGATCTTGTGTTACTTTTGCACTTCTTTGTCCTGTATCTGCTTTTGTCATTGCATTTACTTGTGCTTGAGTTCTGTGAAACTTTTCATTTTTTGCTACAGCTTCAGGATCTCCGTCTAAAATTCCTAGAGCAAATTCTTTTGTTTGCATACTTGTTCTTTGAGCTTCCAGTTGTGCTTCTGCTTGTTTTAACGCTGCTCTTTCTTTGCTTGTTTTTCCAAATCTTCCTTGCAGAGTTTGTTGATAGCTTGCCTCACTTTGTTCTAAGAATTTAACAGCTGCTGCTGCTGATTGGTATGAATCAATTAATCTTAACTGATTTTTTGTTAAATTTTCTACAAGATTACCATTGTCGTCTATAAGATTATTAAATTCTGGATAACTTTGAGAAAGTATTGTAATTCTTTCTTTAAATGCAACTTTATATGCTTTTTCTGCTTCGATTAAATCATTAAGTTCTTTATTTATGTCTTTATTACCCCCAACTGCTATTGAAGAAGCAACCGCAAATTGATTGGTCGAATCTATAGTACCTGCTCCTGCTGCTCCTGTAGTAGTTGCTCCTTGTGCTATAAGTCGATCTTGCGCTTTTTTATTCTCAGCAAGAGCTTTAAAACTTGGTCCTAAAGCTGCTGAAGTTAGTCGATCTCCTTGTCTTTTTATAATTTGATTCATTGTTAGATCAAGACCTTCTGCTGCAAGTTTTTCATCTGCATTTAACATTTCTCTTAATTCTTTGTTTAAATCTTTTTGTGTTTGTGCTAATTTTCCGAGTGCTGTATTTGCTCCGTCTGCTGCAGTTTCTAAAAGTCCGAATTTTCTCAATCCTGCTGCAATGCCTTCGAAAGCAAGTAGTCCTAAACTAATAAAAGAGAATATTCCAAAAGCTTTACTCATAGCCGCTCCTGCCAGAGCAGAAGCTTTTGTTACACCTGCCATTGCAGCTTTCCATCCAACAGCGACACCTGCGGAGACTGTTTTCCAAGTAAATCCTACTTTTTTAGCATCTACTTTTATTTTTCCTGTTGCTATTTTGTGCTTAGCATCCATTTTATCTAATGTTGCTGTCCACTGCATTCTTAATTTATCGTTTGCTACAAAATATGCACTATTTCTATCATTGATTTGTTTTTTAACAGCTGCTGCTTGTCTAGCAGTTACAGGTCCACCATCTTGTAATGCACGCATACCAGAACCAACTCGTGCTTTTGGTAATCCTGCTTTTTGAGCATATCCTGAAGCTTTTGTTCCTAACTTATCAAATGCTTGTCCTGCTTTTACTTTTGCAGCTTCTGCTGCATTTGTATATTCTTTAAAATCTTGCTTTGCTTTTTCAAGTGCTATACTCTGTTTTTCAAAGGATGCTTGTGCTCCTACAGCTAGTTCATCAAAAGCAGGGAGTAGACTTTGTATAAGTGGAAGTACGAAAAGTCCTAAAGCACCTACTGCTGCTAAAAGATTTTCTGAGAAGAATACAGCTAAAGCTTCGGCCGGTCCTGCAACAAAGTCTCTAACTGTATTCATTAAATCATCAAAAGATTTTGCTAATTTATTTATTTTGTTTGTTTCTGGTTCTATAATTGCATTGATTGCTGCAAATTTGGTTTCTACTTGCCCTAGTACATCGTTAGTAACAGCTTGTGTTCTTTGGAAAGCATTTAAAGATTCTTTTGCAACTCCAAGTTCTGCTGCATAGTTTTTAGTCGCTGTTTCTAGTCTTAAAACGATACCTAGTTCATCCAAGAGTTCTGGCTCCGCTTTTGTTGTACCACGAATAAGACGATTAAATGAATCGGTAAGATCTCGACCTAATGCAATAGATACGGTTTTTGCGGCCTCTCCTAATTTACCTAATTGTTCTGGAGACAGTCCTGCAGCTGTACCAATCGCTGCGGCTTGAGCGGCATCTGCGAAAGTTATTTGAGCATCTGTTGCTTCAATAATTGTGTTTGTTAAAGTTTTATATGCTACACCTGTAACAGCAGCGTATGCGGCTTGTCCTTGTTGTAGCACTCGATAATCAGCAGCTTGTTTTAAAAATCCAAATACAGCTGTTAAAGCAAAAACGTTTGCAGCTAATGTTGCATATGCTGGTACAAGAGATCCTGAGATTCCTCGTGCCATATTTGCAAAGTTTTTAGTACTGTTTGCAGTAGCATTTATACCTTTTTTAGTAGCATAAGTAGTTTGATCTTGTTGTTTTTCAACATTTTTAAGTTCTTTACCTGCTTTTTTAGCGCTACCGGCAAAGACCTTTAATGTACCATCATCACTTACTTTAAATACTAGATCTGCTAGATTTATCTTTTTTCCTGCCATTTATCTCTTTAAGTTGGCGGAGTTTATTCCACCTTTACTCTTAGCCTTACTCTGTGCGGCTTTTCGTTTTCGTTCTGCTTTTAGATTTATTTTATTTGTATTTCTTGCTTCAATATGTTTTATAAAATAAATACAAGTTTTTCTATCTTCTACTTCCCATGTCTCTAGTAAAGTTCCTAGAGAAGAAAAATCTTTTCCCATATAAGTTCCATTCATTCCATCCCATCTATCTGGTAGAAGTTCATGCAATAAAAAAGCCACCTGAACCTCAAGAGGATAATCTCCTGGAGTCGGTGGCATTTCGTCTGGGTCTGGATCCTCTCCTCTCTGCTCACATAAATCTAAGTATGTGTCAAGTTCGAGTTGTCCGTCTTTGTATTGCTTATCAAATAGCGAAAATATTTGTGCTACTTGACTCGAGTAAAATTTTCTAAATCACCTGTTACTTCTGTAACCCAAGTATCAAAGTCTGATGCATTTTTCATCAAAGTTTCTGCATTTTCTTGAGAAAATAAAAGTTCATCTTCGGGATCAAGACTACTAATGTCCACCAATAGAAGCTCTTCGAGGTAAGAATATTTTAAGCCTTTCCATCCCTTAATCACAGATTTAACATACTCTACTAAAAATTTATCTTCATCTAATTGTTCTTCAAATGCTCTAGTCTTACGATTAAACTTTTGTGATACACAACGATTTCTTAGTTTGAGTAGTTCTTCTCTTGCTAAATAGCAAATATCTACAGAGAATCCATCCATTCCTGGATAGTCCACTGCTACTGTTTTGCTTGGAGTTAATAAACTCGCTAGTGATACTGATTTGTTTTCTTGTTCTGTCATTCTGTTTCCTGGTTAAATGAGGGGAGGGTTGCCCCTCCCTTCTAAAATTAATTTACTGTCGTTCCGAGGAAGATAAAGTCTATCTCGTCCGTAGCATCAACTGAGGTTGGCAAGGCATGGAAAGTTGTTTCCAGGCTTACGATATCATCAA